GTTCAAGCAGGCCAGATGCGCTGTGGACGTGCTGGCTGGGGTGCTACCTGGCACACCCGAAGACGAGTTCACTCGCCGGTTCTTCATCACCAGCGAGGAGTGGCACGCCGACGAGGGCAAGAACCAGGCAGAGCTCCTCTCCGACCTGGCCGGCAAGGCGACCGCGTGGGCGACCTACATCATGCTCCAGCCCGACCGGTTCAACTGGGTCAAGCTGGAGTGGGTGTGGTTCTGATGTGTGAGGAAGGCACCCCACACCTGATCTGGTACGACCACGCCTCGAAGCTCAGCTTCGAGTGGGACGGGAACGGCGAGATCAAGGTCAGCAACGGCGACTCGTTCAAGGTCGACGGCACGGTGGGGGTCAGGAACGCCTCCATCTCCCGCTGGCTGAAGTGGTTCGAGCTGGTCTGCCACAACTACACCCGGACTCTGGTGAAGGAGTGATCTACGAAGTGGTTCAGGCCCAAGACGCAGACGGTGTACCGCACTTCTGCTACCACGACCCATCCACTGGTCTGTCCTTCGTCTGGGACGGCCTAGCCCTGGAGATCGACGTCAGTCAGGACGGCCAGCCCTGCGGCCAGATCCCCCTTCCAGTCGGCACCCACAGCGCCGCTCGCAACCCCGCGCGGTGGCTGGCTCAGTTCGAGGTCCACTGCCAGATCTACATCAAGGAGAAGTCGTATGAAGTTGCTCTTGCTGGCCCTCGTGCTGGTGATCCCGTTCGTCGTGGGATACCTGGTCGGGAAGGCCAGACAGCCGGCACCACCGGACCAGGCGAGTCTGCTGAGGGAGCTGAACAAGCTCCGTGAGACTCAGCGCCACCTGATGTTGGAGGCCGCGAAGCACGCCACTCTGGGCGATGACTTCGCGGTCATCGCGTTGGGGATCATCTCCGACGAGGAGACCCGCCATGAGTGACTGCAAGAAGTGCAGGTACCAGCGCGAGGGGAAGTGGGATGGCGCAGCCAGCGTCAACCATGACCCGGACTGCCCGGTCCTGGAGGTCAACGCTCAGGTGGTCGTCTGGCAGGCCACCGACGAGTACCACGAGTGGGAGATCGACGTCACCACTCTGGCGACCAACCGGTTCCGCGGAGAGCTGGTGGTCAAGCGGGCAGAGGACGGCAAGGAGATCCTCCGCGAGGAGGTGCCGGTCTCCGATGGCAACCCCATCGCCCACCAGCACGACGTGAACCTCTGGGGCCAGATGGCGCTGGGGGCGATCGACCACTTCAACGCCCAGAAGGAGACGACGCATGACAGCGGCGTATGAGTACGTGCACTACACACCGCTGACCGTCCGCCGGCGGGACTTCATCCTGGAGAAACTCGCCAGACCCACGTCGGAGAGCTGGATTCGGATCTCCTCTCAGGAGTTCAACGACTTCGGCGGTCAGGCCTTCTTCGAGGGAACTGAGATCCAGTTCATGCACGACAGCGGATGGTTCACCACCTCGGAGAGCAAGGGCTGGGATGGCCCGAAACGGAAGGTCCTCTTGGACGTCAAGATCATCGTCCACGGCGGCAAGGGCTGGGCTCCGTACCGGTACAGCTACACCAGCACCACCAGCACCAACTACACGATGACCATCAGCACCAACACCTTGATGTCTGGCGGTCAACCACCACTGGAAGGGAAGACAGAGATGGAACACCACATCGAACGATCGAAACTGATCGACGTCGTGACCAAGAACAAGGAGGCCTACGACCTCGTGCTGAAGCGAGCGCAGGCTCTCTACCGCGACGAGATCGAGAAGAAGACCGAGCTCCACGTCCAGGGCCAGATCGGCGTGGGCGGGATCAAGGTCGAGGACAAGGACGGGACGATCTCCATCCCGACTGACATGTCGGACACCTTCGACAAGCAGCTCCGGGCGCTGGACCTGGACTCCCGCGACGTGATCATCCTGGACGACGACGAGTACCTGGTCTGGGTCGAGGGTCAGTCCACCAACATCGCCAACCTCGGGGCGGTGGCGAAGAGGCTGGAGGAGCTGCCGTGAAGGTCTACGACCGCGAGGGCAACGTCATCGAGATCCTCGACTACAACGGCACTGTGCTGAACGAGCAGGCTCGCAGTGCGCGGGTCCTGGAGCGCAGGACCGGCCAGTTCCGGATGGGGCCGGTCCTGTTCTGGTCTGGCTGGAGTGCCGTGATCCTCGGTTGGCTCGGCACTGCTCTGCTGCTGACCATGTCCATGCTGTTCTGGGCCGGCAACCATGAGAGCCCGGCCTGGGCATCCGGGTTCGGTGGCGTCTTCCTCGGAGTCGCCACCTTCTTCGGGATGATGGGGATGGTCCTCTACTACAACAAGCACGGCATCCCGAAGCGGCTGAAGGAGAAGCCGGTCGAGATGTACTGCAAGTCCTGCCAGCAGAAGCTGGAGGAGGAGCTGGAGATCGGCCAGCAGCAGCGGGCCGAGGAGCTCCTCACCGAGCTGGCGACGCTGGGCTACGGAATCCCCGCCATCGAGGCACCGCGAGATGAGGAACCAGCCGGTTGGACTCCTCCTGAGGAGCCTCCGTTCAACAGGGGGAAGCGGTGAGATTCCTCCGGGAGAAACCGGGCTACATCGTCATCGCAGGGCTGTCACTCATCGTGATAGCCCTTCTGCTTCTCTCCGGCTGTGGTGCTCAGAAGGCACAGGAGCCGTTCAAGGACGCGAAGCGGGGGACCACCAACTCCTCGCCCGCGGACACCATCGAGATGCCTGACGGCTTCTCGAACGTGGCCACGAAGTGTGACCACGGCAACCGGATCTACGTCATCTTCAAGTCGGACTCCAGCTACGGCTCTGTAGCTGTGGTCCCCAACGCACCAGATTGTGAGAACCAGTGAGCAAGACTGCACACGTCTACAACGACAGAGAGGCCAAGCTCGGCGACAGAGTGATCGGCCTCTGCGGCAAGGACTTCAAGATCAAGGTCGCGCTCTGGGCTGACCTGCCCAAGGACTACCCGATCTGCCGCGACTGCGTGGACACCGCGCTCGGGGCCCTGAAGGAGGCCGACCGGCTGATCGAGTCCACTCGGATGCGAATCGCTCTGCTGAAGTCCCGGTTCGATTCTCTGCACGAGGCTCTCGGCGAGGACCTGATCCTCGACGTGCTCGCCGAGACCGACCTGGCCTGGCAGGACGAGATGGCCATGCGGAACGCCCTGAAGGCCGAGAAGAAGCGGCTGAAGACTGCCTGCACCTGCGTCTGGACGTCCCAGGAGGTCTTCGAGGTCAACCCCGAGTGCCCGATCCACGGCGGCGAGGAGCCTCCGGAGATCGAGGAGGGCGCGGTCGGCATCGAGGATGTCGAGCTGCCTCCCGACCCGCCGGCGGTGACGGAGTGAAGCCCACCACGGTCTCCACGAGCGAGCTCCTGGAGAAGCTCCAGGAGAACCGGGCCAAGCACGTCGCCGAGTACAAGAAGGCTCGGAAGACCTGGCTGAAGAAGGCCATCAAGGAGCTCCGCAAGGTCGCTGACCGAGCGGAGAAGGACAAGAAGCTGAACGGTCAGAGCTTCTCCCCGCTCAGGGAGCTGCCGAAGCCGGTCAGCTACGTCCACTCCTACGACGTGATGATCGCTCGCCTCAACGCTGAGGTGAACGACCAGGTCGAGCTCGACGAGCGCGACTTCAACGCCTACTGGCTGGACAACTGGGATTGGTCGGGAGCATTCGTCGGCACGACCGCCCTCTACAACGGATAGGAATCCAACACACATGAACAAGATGAAGAAGGCCGCCCTCGCACTGGTCGGGGGCGGCCTCGTGATCGGAATGAGTGGCTGCGGATACAACGTCCCCAGCGACATGGTCGCCGTGCACGTCAAGAGCGGCCCGAACGACTCCAAGCAGGTCGTCGGCTGTGTGCCCTCGGCCTCCCGGAAGCACTGGTGGTCGACCAACGACGACTACCCGCTCTTCCCCACCTCCGAGCGGGAGTGGGACGCCACCGGCCAGACCGGGAGCGACAGCAAGGACTTCACCTCGGTCACCAAGGACAAGGTGGTCATGAACATCCCGGTGACCATCCGGTTCACCCTGAAGACCGACTGCGACACGCTGGAGAAGTTCTACACCAGCTACGCACGTAGGTACGCGGTGCACTTCGACTCGGATGGCACCTACAACGACCAGTGGGAGACCCTGCTCCGGAAGCTGGTCGCTGACCCTGCCGACCAGACCCTGGACCGGATCGTCCAGCAGTTCAACTGGCAGAACGTCTGGAACGACCCGAAGACCAAGACCGACATCGAGCAGCAGATGAACGCCGCTCTCCAGTCGGACAACAGCCTGATGGTCCAGACCGCGAAGGGTCAGTACTTCGAGGGCATCTCAGTCCTGATCGGCACGCCGGCTCCGGAGAACTCGGAGCTCTCTGCCGCGGTGGCCTCTGAGCAGACCAACGTGGCCAAGTCCGAGGCCCTGCAGGCGCAGGCCAAGGCGGAGAAGGCCCAGGCCGAAGCGGAGACCGCAGTAGCCAAGGCGAACGCGGCCAAGCAGAGGGCCACCCTGGAGGGCTTCCAGCTGAAGGGCATGACGCCAGCACAGGCGCTCCGGGCGTACAACGAGAACCAGCTCATCGCCCAGGGCGGGAACCCGTACCAGCCGCAGTACATCGTCGGCGGAACGCTAGGAGCAGGCCAGTGATGAATCACTTCTTCGACACCATGCAGATGATCGGTTGGGCGATCATCGTCAACCTCGTGATGGAGGCGTACCACGCACGACGGGCCCAGGAAGACCTGGGTCAGTACGACGAAGGAATGGAGTAGAGAGATGAACGAGGGACTCGGCCCCGATTCGACGGGGTCTCTCTGGAAGAGGTTCGACAACACCTACCGCAGCTGGAGCACCACTCGGAAGCTGGTCACCTATCTGGTGGCCTTCCTGCTGATGACGGTGCTCTCGTTCGGTGCGTCGGCGCTGCTCGACAAGGCCAGCGCTCAGTGTGCGTTCAACGACCCGGACGGTAACTGCCTGACCACCCACCAGGTGGTGAAACGGTTCAAGTCCGGGAAGATCCACCACGCACACGGGTTCTCGCCGGCAGCGGCGTTCAAGAACCCACGGCACTTCCGGAAGGACGCCCACCACGCCATGGTGGTCTTCCTGAAGCATCACCCGAAGGTCGAGGGGATCCTGCGTGCGAAGTACCTGACCAAGGACCCGGGCTGTACCGACTACTGCCTGGCCTGGAAGGCGTACGGAGACCTGATGGCCCACAGCAACTGCGCTGCGGGCAGTCCGATCAGCATCAACCCAGCCACCTGCACGGCGTTCGAGTCCGGACACCGAAAGGCAGTGGAGCGCGGGATCACCGTGGCCTACTGCGGCGGTGCGCTGGTGCTCGGTGCAGTCGGCGCGTTCTCCACTGATGGAGTGGCTGCCCCAGCAGCCGCCACCATCTACGGCGGCATCGGGTGTGGATGGGGCTTCTTCGAGAGCTTCTTCGACTGATGATCTGGGTGCTCGTGCTCCTGCCCCACTCCAACTTCGGCTTCCGGGTCGAGAAGGGAGTGGTGGTAGAGGCACCACCTCTCGCTGACTGGGCCCTTGGCATGTCAGCAGTCCGTGTTCTCAGCTACTACCTGGCCCGAGGGGCGAAGTTCGCTCGGGTCAACCTGAACTGAAGGGAAGACATGAAACTGAAAGTTCAACTCGAAGACGAAGAAGTCGTCGAGGACTGGTCGGAGTTCCGCGACGTCTTCGAGGCAGCCGCCCAGGAGGTCGGTCTCGGCATCTCGATCATCATCCACACCGACGAGGAGCTCGAATGAGCGACCACGAGCACGAAGCGCACCCGCTGATGGTGATGCTGTTCAGTCAGCAGTCCTTCGTGGGGGACGCCGAGAAGGTCGAGAACGAGATCATGCCGCTCGAAGAGCAGCTCGCGTTCAGCGCAGGTGACTGCGCGATCGTCGCTCAGGCCAACACCCAACTGGAGAACGACCTCGTGTTCGTGAAGGCGCTCGACGCCAGCGCACACGAGGCCACCTTCCCGGACTGGTCCGAGCGGGAGATGAACTCGTTCGTGCTCTGCCAGTTCTTCTCCGCCGCCGATCCCGACGACAGCATCGGCTGGTTCAGCCGGCTGAAGCTGATGCCGATCAAGGCGTACCGGTACAAGGAGGCCCGGACCTGGAAGAAGAAGGGCTTTCCCACCGAGATGCCGGAGTGGATCCTGCGGTGCCACGACAAGTACACCGAGGCGCTGTCTCAGCACTCACCAGAGACGGTTCCTCGCTCCGTGCACTGCCCGAACTGCAACTCCACCGATGTCGAGATCGACGTCGTCCGGAAGCTGCAGTACAGGAGCCGGGTCGGCTCTCTGACGATCGACGGGCACGAGTTCTACGTGCCGGTCACCGAACCTGAGGAGACCTCGACCCACGTCGCAAGACTGCATTGCAAGAGCTGTGACTCGAAGGCCGATCTCGGCGACGAGGAGTGGCAGCTCCCAGGGATCTCCAACTAGCCCTGGACTGTATGTAGTGTTTGTGATACAATAGACACGTACCCGAGCGACTGCATGTGCTCAGGTACCAGCCCTCACAGCTCCGATAGCTGTGGGGGCTTTTTGCATGTCCGCACAACTCACAGAAGGACAGACTCATGTCTACTGCAACATCTGAACGTCCCGTGGTGGTGACCACCACCGCAGAGATCGCGACCACCGAGGACAACATCTCGTGGATCGCGGGCGCGAAGGACACCACTGTCCGCGCCGCCAAGACCGGCTGGAGCTGGTTCACCAGGGCCATGAACTGGATCGCCGACGCCGCCGTCGAGGTCTACGACTGGTTCGAGGACAAGGTGGTCCGGGGCTCCAAGTGGCTCTGGGCCAAGACCAAGAACGGAGGAGCCCGCTCCAAGCGGTGGTGGATCGCCTCGTGGAACTGGATCGCGGATGGTCTGATCGCCGGCTGGAGCTACGTCAGCCCGGCTCTGTACTGGGCCAGCACGCCGGTCCGGTTCGCTCTCGGTGCCATCTTCGGTACCGCTGCTGTCGCCACCTTCGGCCCCCTCATCCTGGGGATCGCTGCCATCGGCTACGTCACCTACGTCCTGGTGACCGGTCGGTTCTGGTTCGGCTCCAAGGAGACCGCGGTCGACAAGATGTTCAAGGGCGACCACCTGACCCTCAGCACGGACCAGAACGCCACGCTGATGTCGTACTTCGAGGAGCTGGAGGCCAAGAAGGCCACCGCTGCGAACAAGTCCGACCGGAACGCCATCGCGGCTCAGCAGTACGTGGTCGAGCAGCGCCTGTCGGGCAGCACCAAGCCCGCCGGCGACCTGTACCGGGCGTACAAGGCCCTGGTGGAGGCCGGTCTCAACGCTGAGGACCAGAAGGGCATCAGCTGGATCAAGTGCAACACCGCAGTCCGCGCCGCGGACTCCAGGGTGCGGAAGCTGCTCACGCAGGCTTCGGTCTCGGTTCAGCCCGAGGCTGTCCTGGCGTGATCAGGGAAGGGGCGGGGGAGTAACTCCTCCGCCCCTTTCTCATGTCCGAAGGAGGACAGATGACGAAACAGAGAGTCATCTCGGTGGACATCGTGTTCGAGTCCCAGGAGAACAACCTGAACCGGACCGAGATCTACCTGATGCAGGCGCTGACCACCGCCTTCCCTGGTCTACGCAACGCCAACGTCTCTCTCGCCATTCGTGACGAGGACGGCGTGGTGGTGCGGACAGTCACATTCGGTAGCCCGAGTGAGGAGATGAAGCGACAGATGGAGTACCAGTTCGGTCCGATCGACCCGCCGGAGGCACAGCCGGCATGACGGATGCCCCCAAGGATCGGAAGTTGGCCCGGGTAGCCAGAGATCTGGCCTGGGGCAACTGGGCAACCAAGACCGAGCGAGCGATGCTCCTCGGCCCGCGTGGCGAGGTTCGTGAGATGTTCACCCCAGGTGACGCCACGTTCCTCGCCACGCGCGAGCGGATGCTCCGCTCCAACGAGCTCAGCGCAGTGGTCTATCTGCGCGCGCTCGCCATCGACGACGTCCTCCAGGCGTCGCTCGTCGAGTTCTTCGGTCCTGATGGAGAGCGCAGCACACACGTGCTCTTCACCAGGAACGAGGGCCAGCACTGGCTAGGGGTACCTGCAGCTACCACCGACCAGTGGATCGACAAGTTCTCCAAGAGGGGAGGCAACAAGGACGAGAACTAGCAGTGATCCCAGATGTCAGCTCAAACATGAAGGGATACGTATGACCATCTATCGGGCAAGGATCTTGGTGGATCTGCTCTACGAAGCGGACAAGCCACTGACCTCTGCCCTCTTGACCCGAATCACCAACAGGACCGGGACGTACGTGCGCACCGGTGCTGTGGAGGGTCTCGAAGAAGACCACAAGATCACCAAGGTCGTCTTCGACGAGGGTGCTCGTCATCAGCACACCCATCATCACGACGCGAGGTATGAGCAGTGCCGTGTCGAACTCAACGCATCACGGGACGAACTCGGCCACATCGAGTAGTTCCTGCACATCAACCGACAACCAACAACCGAAGGAGCAGTACACCGTATGTCGGAAGAGAGCATGTGGAGTGACAAGGCAGCACGCAGGGACGTGAAGAAGGCCAACGACTTCCTGAAGGACGTCGCCGGTGGCCGGATCACGGTGGAGAGCGCGTTCGAGTACCGCGAAGACGGCGGTATCCGGATCGCACTGCCACAGGTCCCCTCGAAGCTCGGACTGAAGAAGGCAGCCAACATGCTGCTGGCTCAGGCCGAGGCCGAGGAGGCCATGCACGAGTACACCAAGCCGTTCGACTGCCGTCCCATGGACGGTGCCTTCGCCTTCAACAAGGTCCTGAAGGACGTCTACGGCATGACCGCGTTGGGTAAGGAGATCCGGAGCTTCTTCGGCAACCAGCTCCCCGAGCTCCGCACGGTCAAGGTCAGCCCGACCGAGGAGGTTCAGGTCCCGTTCGGCCTCCTGCAGTTCCCGCCACTCGGCGCGGAGTTCTACCTGCAGGAGCGCGCGGACGACGACTACGGGATGGCGTTCCAGGTGTACGTCATGGCCAAGAAGAAGTACGAGATCGAGATCCGCGGGCTGCTGATGCTCGTGGAGGCCTACATCCGGGAGCACTCCATCTACCGGAACAAGGCCCTGATCGGTGTCGGGCGGATCATCAACGGTTCCTACAAGGAGCCGGAGTTCTTCAACCCGTACACCATCGACCGGTCCCAGGTCGTCTACGCTCAGGACGTCTTCGAGGCCCTGACCGACGAGATCTGGGGTGTTGTCGAGACCGCCGAGCTCCTTCGGCAGAACGGCAACGACCTGGGGAACAAGGTGCTCCTGTGGGGTGAGAACGGCACCGGCAAGACGCTGGCCGCCGGCATCACCGCGCAGATCTGTCTGGAGAGCGACTGGTCGTTCATCCAGGCTCGGTGGGACGAGGATCTGAAGCATGTGATGCGCTTCGCAGAGCTCCTCGGCACTCCGACGGTCATCGTGATCGAGGACGTGGAGAAGCTGATCAGCCAGAACCCGCAGAAGATGGACCAGCTCCTGGAGCAGTTCGACGGCATGCGGACGAAGGGTCGGGAGGTACTGCTCCTGATGACCAGCAACCACGTGGGCGAGCTGCCGAAGGCGATGACGCGGGCAGGCCGGATCAACCGGATGATCTACGTCAGTGACCTCGACAAGGAGGGCGTGGAGCGTCTGATCAACGTCCTCATCCCCGCCGAGCAGCGTGAGGAGCTCGACTACGAGGCGCTGCACACGGCCTACGAGGGGTTCGCGCCTTCGTGGATCGTGCAGGCGCTGAAGGGCGTCTCCAAGCAGAGCGTGATCCGGACGAAGGCACTCGGCCAGCCGCTGGCGACCGACGACTTCGTGCGGTGTGCGAACGCCCTGCGTGCGGCCTGGAAGCTGCACACGGAGAGCGAGGACCGGCCCTACAAGCCGGAGCTCGTCACGGCGATGCGTGAGCTGATCGCCGAGGAGCTCAGGGGTCACTACGTCGACATCCATGACGACGGCAGGATCCTGGTGCAGGGCTGATCTAGTCCCTCGGTAAGACCGCCTCGGGGGGCCGGGTCAGTAGTCTTCCCGCCCGGCCCCTCGGGGCTCCCCATGAGAGGAATCAGATGGATGTAGAAGACGCCTTCACTGAGGAGGCGATTACCACGCTAGGCACCAACGTCTCTGACGAGATCGAGGAGCAGCTGAAGGACATCGTCACGCGGATCTACAGCAGCAACCAGTTCCCGCCGCCGAACGACGAGGACCTCAACATCGCTGTGCTCTGCTTCGTAGCTGGTCGTACCTACCAGTCCGACCAGGTGGACGTGAACAACTTCCCCATCGTCATGAACATCGCGATGGTGCAGGAGTTCCTGGAGTTCCTGGTCGCGAAGGGAGCAACATGACCGATCTGATCGAGGAAGTCAGAGCTAGCTTCGAGAAGGCTCGGCACCCGGAGGTGGAAGGTCCGGTCACGCTCGTCGCGGACGACCTGGCCCAGGCTCCGGGCTTCATGGCCATGAAGGCCTACTTCGAGAACCGGGTGCAGATCGTCACCCGTCGTGGCTACCGGCACTTCGCGGGAGCCACCCTGACCAGCAACGCGGATGAGCTGCTGAAGCTGACCGCGATGGAGATGGTCACTCCACTGCTCGCGACCACATTCCGGGCCTTCTCGGACGGAGTGCTGATCGGGCAGCGGGACAACCACCTGGTGCGGATGGCGATCCACTTCCACACGGCGGACAACCTCTGGGAAGACGATGACTTCCTGAAGGCGTCGAAGGAGCTGAGCACGGGGTTCGCAGACGACGAAGAGGTCGTCACCTACTTCGGGGAGTACCTGATGGGCGGCGTCAACCACCTCGCTCACGTCACCGGGTTCGCCCACTCCGAGGTAGACCCCATCAAGATCTGGGACATCTGGATCATGGGCGGAATGGCGTGTGTCTGCGCGTCCTTCCTCGCCGGCAACAAGCTCGGTACTAGCTGGCGCGAGCGGGATGTCCTCGACGGCATCGCGATTGCGACTGAGGAGGCTCCTGTTGGATCTACAGGAGAAGACGTCCCAGATAACTGAGGTGATGAAGAAGACGAAGGAGGACTGGGTCGCGTCTAGGCCCGAGAACACCGACATCGCGATCTACCTGCACTTCTGGCGTGGTGACGATCTGGTTGTCACGCTGCAGTGTGAGGTGGATCGGGACAAGGCGATTCAGGCTGGCGACATCGGAGCGATGGGCTTCGGTGCCGACACGATGGCGATCACGTTCGAGTCCTTCCACAGCAACATCGGTGAGTCGCCGCTGACTGGAGAGCGGTGGCGACCGCACGAGATGCAGTACGTCTTCGAGGCTGAACCTCGCAACGCGGTGGAGCACTGGGTCGATGAGTGCATCACCACCACCGCGCACGAGCGAGGCGGGGCCTACATCCTCGCCTCGAACGGGTATCGGATCACCGGCGACAAGGTGATCTGGACCGAGGAGCAGATGCACATCAGCTCCGATGACGAGGAGGGATCTGCTGCTGGGGTGATGTTCGACTATCTCCAGCATGCGATGGCGAACCCGACCATCGAGGAGAAGATCGCCGAGGAATCCAAGACCAACCCGCTCAGCGCATTGATGGGCTCGTTGGTCGAGGACCCTGAACGTCGGTTGTTCCACACCGACATGGCCACGCTCACCTCGTTGAACGATCGTGGTCTGATCAAGACGGCGTTGGTCGGTGCAGAGCCCGGCAGTGTGCGCGAGGAGCTGCTCACCGAGCGGCTCGGCAACGACGGCACCTGGAACGTCACCCAGGTGTAACCAGCGGCCCCGGCGGGGAGAGCCTGTATCTCTCCTCGTCGGGGCCTTCCACGTGAAGGGAAGACATACACATGCCCGAATGGGGCGAGAGACCCGACAAGGCGATGGCCGATTCACTACACGCAGTTCTGGAGGGACTGGAGGATGAGGTCGCAGACAACCCGTCCTTCGACCAGGTCACTGGGATCCCCCTGGACAAGATGACCGAACACGCAGCAGAGGCGATCAGGTCCGTCTTCGGCAAGAGAGCCATGCACGACATCGACGACCTGGTCCAGTGCTACGCGATGGGCTTCGTCATCGGGATGAAGTTCTCGGAGTACCAGAGGGAGCACGCCGGTGGAGGGTCGTGAGGACTACAGCGGCCAGTCCCTGCGCTTCGTCCGCCGGCTGCTCCGCTGCCCGGCGAAGTGGCCCACCGCCAAGGCCGCAGCGAAGGTGCTCCCACTGGTTCAGGATGAGCCACCAGCCTTCGGGTCGGTGTGCTTCTACGCAGCGGAACCCTGGGGTCACTGCGGGGTGTACGTCAACGACGGCGTGTGCCTGACCGTGAACTCGGATGGGCAGACTCGGCTGCTCCCCTACGACGACTCGCACTACTGGGGAGGGCCACTGATCGGCTGGGTTCTGGCTGAGAACTTCGCGCTCTACTCCGGTGCCAAGGAGGAGACATGACCAGCGCGTTCGGAGACCAGGCGTCTCCGATGATGACCTCAGCCAACAACGTGGGAGAGGGCTGGCATCCGATCCTCCGTGAGCTGGAGGAGGAGCTCAACAAGATCGACCCGGACTTCATCCTGCTGCAGGTCAAGGAGAAGTTCGGCGGGCTGCGGTACTACGCCCATCCGCACGTCCCTGATCCGGCCTTCGAGGGAGCGATTCACGTCGCTGAAGCGAAGTCCGAGCGCACCTGCGAGGTGTGTGGAGAACCTGGAGAGATCAAGGCCACGTACCACTGGCTGAAGTGCCTCTGCGCAGAGCATCGAGCAGAGGACGAGAAGCGTCACGCAGAGCAGATGAAGTCCCTGTAGGCCCTAGCCCCACCCTCTTCGGAGGGTGGGGCCCAAGGGCCCTTTTTTTATGCCCAAAAACAGGTCACCCGAAGCTGATGGCGATCAGGCCGGCATGCAGCACGTAGCCCTTGCCGTTGAGCACCACGGCGGGTGTGGGGAGCTCACCGTAGGCCCGGAGCATCCCCTTGTTCTGTGAGTCCCAGACTCCGAAGTAGATCAGCTTGTTCTGCACCAGGCCGGTGAACCTGGCGTCGACCAGGGACCAGATCGCCCGGTTGTTGGGCTGGCTGAACGGCATCTTGAACCGGGCGTACCCACCACCCGCGATCTCCGCCTTGTCCACACCACCCAGAGCTGGGCTGTCGTAGTGCAGACTCACCCAGCCGTTGTCGGCGATGTCCTGCAACCACTCGTGGGCTTGCTCGTCGGTGACACTGCCATCGCTCATGATGCTCCAGGCTCCTGCCTTATGAACCGGCCCATGAAGTACACAGACTGATCGTCCTGGTCATCGCAGTAGATCATGACGAACAGCATCCCGGCGTACTCGTCCTTGGCGTTGTCCTTGGGCTTGTTGATGTTGACCCACTCGTTCAGGTCCCAGCTCCAGGCCTTGTCGTCCTGCATCAGCCCAGTCCGGCCTGCACCGAGTGAGAACCGACCAGGCCAGTAGCCGGCGGGCTCGTAGTAGTTCCCCCAGCCCACGACCGGGTTCTCAGCCGGGAGCTGAGCTGGGTCCTTGTTCCCCCACGGGAAGGTGGTCCCGTCCGGAGCGACGGTCTCCCACCCGCCCTTGTAGAACGGGTGAGTCTGAGTGTGTCCGCCGGCGGTCTCGTAGGTGGTCGGGATCACCGTGCCGTTCACCTTGCGCGCGTCCAGGTAGACCGGGAAGTCCGAGTCGGTCCGAGGACCAGGGAACCGGGGCATCGAGTCGATCGAGATCGACGGAGTGACGTAGACGCTGTAATGGAACTTGACCGGCATCACGTTCCCGTCCTTGTCGTAGGCCGCCAGCTGGGAGAGCCGGATCCCACCAGCCTGCGACATCCGGATCGGGATCGAGGCAGACCGCAGCGTGACCGACCCGGAGGCACGCTTCGTCGAGCTCCAGTTGTTGTTGGAGTTCGCCCGGTCGGTGGGTCCGATCTCGATGTAGTACGGCCTGGACTTGGGGTTCTTCGGAGGCCACTTCTGGGTCCAGGTCTCGAACGGGAAGGTGGCGTCGTCGGGGAGCTTCTCGTTGAAGAACTCCTTGGCCGCAGTCGGCACGATCCCCGACCCCGCGGTGTAGCTCCACGGGATCACCAGGTCCGGGATCAGGTTGGAGTACTTCCCCACCTGCAGGGCGCGCATCGGGGTCAGCGCGTCCCGGGTCCTGGCCTTCACCTCCTCCACCGTCAGCTGGTCGCGGTACTTGGTATCGAAGGTCAGCTGGGTGGTCAGCCCGTTGAAGTCTGCGGAGACCTGGGTGACGTGCGCCAGCACACCCTCCTTGACCCCGAACAGACCGTTGATCCGGATCGTCTGACCACCCGTGATCAGCAGCCGTGGCACCAGCTGACCGCCAGCAGTCCGGGGGTCAGAGGTCAGCGTGATCGTGCCGGTGATCCCGGGCTCCGCGAACCGCTGGTACTGACCCTGCGCGATCTTCATCGCAGAGACCTCGTCCACCCCGTCCGCGAACCGGATCATGGTCTCCTTGGGCTTCACCCGCGGGTCGTAGCTGGGGTTGTTCTTCCTCGGGTACATCCGCGGGTTGTAGGCGTACGGCGCGTAGTAGGTCTGCCGGCCATCGGGGGAGACCTGGATGTTGGAGAAGTTGATCCCAGCGAAGTCATTGCCCTGGCCATAGATCACCCCGGCTCGCTGGGTGTAGTCCCTGCTGCCATCCATCTGCACTCCGGGAGCTCCCAGGACGATCTCGATGATCTGGTCGTCTTGTGCCTCCGGGATCTTCCGCAGGAACAGCTCAGGGCGTCGCCGGCCTCGGTTCCGGATGCTCCACTGCGACCCACCCTCCGCGAACATGACGGACAGCAGTGACTGAATGTGACCGGTCAGCAGTGGCTCCCAGCTCCCGGTCGAGCGCGAGGTGAACCCGGTCCAGGGGTCTCCAGTCCGCACTCCCCAGGGCTTCAGCGCACTCAGGTACTTCGGACCGTTCAGGTCCGGGACCAGGTGCCCATCCACATCACCCCAGTCGGAGGGGAACAGCACCCGGAACTTCCCCAGGTGCGCGGGATGCTCATCCTGGTCGAAGGCCTGGCTGATCAGGATCTCGTACGGGATCGGTCGCTTCGGGAAGGACGGGATGGCCAGGTAGTCGTCCAGCCCGTAGAACGCTCCCTTCAGGTCCATCGAGAACGAGGAGTCCTGGCCGCTCAGCGAGAAGCTGTACGCCGCGATGTACCCCTCCCAGCGCCAGTCGATGTCGTAGTCGCCCACGTTCTCCCAGACGATGTCGATGTCGCAGTTCGGGACCAGCCAGTCCAGGTCCCCCTGCCCCGGGGTGTCGAAGACCGTGATCATCGGGAAGGACAGGCTGGCCGTCACCTCGCTGAACGGGTCCTGGGTAGAGACCGTCCCGATCCGTACCGGAGCGTTCCGGAACAGGGTGATCTCCCGCTCGTAGCCACCAGGAGGGGTGGCGAAGACCCGGAAGAACCCCATCGGCTGCTGCTCGGACGGGTAGGCGGTCAGCGACTTCAACTGTCTCCTCCGTAGATGGTGCTCAGTGAGGCGAACTCGGTGACCACCTCGGCCTTGGTCAGTGGGTTCCCGTAGATGCCCAGATCGAACAGAGCCATGTCCATGGTGGCCGAATCCAGGAAGGGCCCGTTCCCGAGCCAGAAACGGGTGCTCAGGGGCTCAGGAGACGCTCCTGCGGCCAGAGCCTTGCTGAGCACCTTCGAGGGCCCTGAGGCGACGTACATGGTCGTCTGCGGCCTGCTCACCACCAGCGCCAGATAGGTGGGAGCTGTGGTGTGCGAGGCAGACCCGAACGCGACCCCCTTCTGCGCCGGGATCTCCTCGGTGGTCAGGTACAGCGCCTGGTTCTTGACCGTGAACTGACTCCAGGCCCCACTCAGAGAGTCCGGGCCCCACAGCGCGTTGTCGGCCACGGTGTCGTCGTTGCCATACAGAGAGTTCGGACTGAGCACCATGATCACCGTGTAGCCAGTGGTGCCACCCATGATCAGATCCAGGTTGTTCCACATGAAGTCGTGGGTGTTGGAGTCGAAGTTGAGCACCGTCATGTCGACGAACCGCTCGTCCCCGATCGTGTACTCGTAGTCGGTGAACAGGGTCGGAGCGTTCGTGGAGCTGGTGACCCACGGCGAGACGTTCCCCTGGATCGGAGTCCAGAGCAGGGAGGTCTGGTCGTAGTAGTTGTCGTCGGCCACCCAGCGCATCGCCGCGTTCGTGGTCAGAGCGGTGGGGGCGTCCCGGTTCCCCAGCACGTCACCCTCAGCCGAGACCAGGCACTGGATCTGGATGTCGCAATCCGGGACCGGGACTGGCCAGCCCGACATCATCCGGTACTCGTCGACCTCGAAGGCTGCGCTCATCAGCGGGAACAGCCCACCGGGAGGATGCAGCAGAGCCGGCGGGAGCCGGTGTGCGCGACCCTTCGCAACCACCTGGCCCTCGGTCTTCCCGGGCACGATCGGGACGGTAGCCATCAGGCCTCGTCGGCCAGGAAGAACGGGCCCAGGGACACGCTCAGGTCACCCTCCGAGATCTGCACCTGATCACCAGTCGTGGCCAGGACCGGGTTCTCCAGGTCCCCGACCAGGAAGTTCTCTCCGTCCACCTGGGCGTTGCACAGAGCCCAGTAGCTGATCTGACCCCACTCCGAGGTGGCAGTCACGAACTGCGCCGGCAGCACGTTGTAGACCTCCTGGGGCTGGGAGTCGTTGGCCCAGTTCGCCACGTCGTTGGCGATCGCCACCCGCGCGTAGTCGACACTGTCCGGCTCGTCCAGCTCGCTCCCGGACATGTACGGCGAGGGCGGGATGGACCTGATCAGCGCCAGGTAGAAGATCGGCGGGGGAGTGGCCCTGACCCCCATGTAGGCGGTGAGCAGCTGCTGAGCTCCCCAGACCGTGAGCCGGCCCGACATCAGATCCGCTCCGTGGTGATCTCGGGGTAGCGGGGCACTGCGAACTCGGCCTTGGCCATCTGGGAGTGGGTCCAGACCTGACCCCGGCTGGTGGTGGCATCGGCGAGCTGGCAGCGCCAGTATTCCCGGTACTCGTCGAAGGTCCACCGGATCCGGTAGTCGTACTGCTCGAACAGGTCGGTCAGGGTGAACAGGTTGTCGCTCACCTCGGTCTGGGACTGGCCGTAGACCCAGACCCCGATCGTCTCCGCGACCATCTCCGGGACCGCGTGGATCAGGTAGTTGCCGCCCAGGATCGGGGAGTCGGCAGTCACCTTCCGCCAGGTCTTCTGGGTGGAGTCCCGAGTGCTGTCCCCGGCGATCTTGTAGGTCTCCCCGTTGTTGATGTTCACCCAGCGGGTTCCGTAGCTGACCTCGACAGCCAGGTAGTCCAGTCCTGTCTTCGATGTCATGCAGCCGATCCTGTCAGGCTTGGCCGAGACAGGGCCATCACCCGCTGGCGAGCCTGCAGCTTGTTCAGCAGCTCGTTGGGGTCGTTCGCCTGCACCGTGATCGGTCCGGTGAAGTTGGTGCTCTTGTCGATCCGGGTGTTGTAGACACTCACTCCGCCGCGCATCGGGGAGGAGCCCATCCCGATCCCGCGCGCCTCTGCACCGTGGATGGCCATCGCCAGGAACTGGGCTCCCTGGTCGTTCAGCGGGATCACCGCCTCCGGGCCACCCTCCCCGACTCCGATCCTGGTCGGGTCGGTGAACACCCCGCCCTGGGCGTGCCAGACGGTGTGCTTCTTGTTCGGGTCGACACCCTCCAAGGACTCCGCGTACCTAGCCCTCACCATCTGATTCATGATGTGGCTGATGTCGCCGGGGTTCAGGGGGTGGATGCCCTGCATCGCAGCCGCGGCCTTCTCCGCAGCCGGGTACCTGCGGTTCAGGACTGTGGCCAGTCGGGGGAGAGCTGCAGGACCACTGCCGCCCTGCATCTGGTCATGCAGCAGCGCCAGTGCGGAGAACTGGGCTAGCATCCCGCGCAGACCAGGGATCATCCCCGGGTTGGGCCCGTAGTCCATCCCGCCCAGACCATCCTGGCCGGCGTAGAAGGCAGCGATCTGGGACTGGTGTGCAGCACCCGGGTCCAGCAGCGAGACCGCGTGCACGTGAGCTCCGGACCCAGCAGATGCTGCACCAGGGAAGTTACGACCCCAGGCGGCGAAGCCCACACGACGCAGCCAGTACTGGGTCCGGAAGTTGCCGGGAGCCTCGTCCACCACACCGGGGCCCATGTGCGAGGAGCCGGAGTAGGCGGTGTAGGGCTGCCAGGAGCCCTGCATGGTGCGGAAGTCCATCCGAGAGAGCTTCTCGGCCAGCAGCAGCTGGGCCTTGGTGATCTTGGAGACCGGCTCCCCGTCCATGTAGACCCGAGCGTCCGGGTTGACCAGACCGCCGTCTGCGAACCCGCCGTGCTTGGCCGCGTGGTTGGCCGCGTTGATGTAGCCCTCGCCCATCGCCCGAGCCCACTCCGGACGCATGATCGCCTCGCCACCGGACAGTGGCACCATGGTGGTGTCCCTGCCTGGGGTCCAGCCGGGGACCACACCGCCCTGGTGCATGCCACCAACGGTGTGGCCTCCGGGGCCATGCATCGACATGTCGTTGGTGCCCCGGACGTCAGGGGTGGTGTTCACACCCTTCGGGGCCTGGTACTTGAACCCGAAGATCTTGGACAGGCTCGTCATCAGAGCCACAGCCTCGGGCTCGGTGTCGCCCTTCAGCTTCTGGAAGCTCTTCAGCACTGCCGCAGCCTGGTCCTGAGCGTGTCCGGTCAGATCCTTGGTGGCCCTGGTCAGGATCGTCTCGAAGTTGCCGTCGATCTCCTTGCCCACGTCCGCCAGGTCCTGAGCCGAGCGCCTCATCGACGTCGCGTAGGCGTCGGCCTGACGACCCATCTGGGTGTCGAAGTCGTCAGCCTGCTGGTCCATGGTGATGCCGAAGTCCTTGCGCTGCCGATGGATGGCACGCAGGAAGTCCTCGTGGCCCAGCTCCAGCTGGTGGTGGAAGTCCTCCCGGGACCGTTGCAGCTGGATCCGGTGAGAGCGGACCTGCTCGGCCCACTCCAGGTTCCCCGGGTCCTGCATCAGGTCCTTGGCTGCCTTCACCCGCTCAGTGCCGGCCACCCGGTTGAACTGCTTGATCATCTGCGGGGTGACGTCACCGATGAACCGGGCCAGCTCCTGCTGGTTCTGCGGGTTGTTCAGACCCAGCTGCTGGATGGCCAGGTTGGTCATCCCCATCCCGCGCAGCCGGTCCAGGTCGGCAGACTGCTGGCGCATCCGGGTCAGCTGGTCACCGGCGTTGGCCAGCAGCATCGAGGCCGAGGAGGTCCGCTGCAGCTGGACCCGGGTGTAGATGTCGTAGACCGAGGAGGCCATCTGCTTGGCTTGGACCTCGATCGAGTGGTCGTAGTCGTCCTCAGCCCGCTTCCGCTGCAGGTTGAAGTCGTAGTGAGCCCGCCGTACGCCGCGGTAGTAGTCGGCAGTGGCGCGAGCCTGAGACCGGTGGAACTGCTCCTCCGCGCGCGAGCGCTGCAGCTGGAAGTCGTGCTCCTCGTAGCCGCGCTGCAGGTTGTAGTCCTCCTGCGCCCGCCGGCGCTGGATCTCGTACTGGTCCTGCATCAGGAGCATCTGCTTGAAGTAGTTCTCCTGGTCGGTCATCGCCGTGGCCATCTGGGCCTTGGCGTCCTGCGCGTTCTGGTACTGCTCGTCGGTGACCGGGCGGATCGCCGCCACGTTCTGGAACATGGCGACCTGGGTCCCGAACTGCTGGGCCCTGGTCATGTTCGGCATCGCCAGCTGGAGCTCCTGCTGGGACTGCCCCGAGATCATCCCGGCCAGGATGTAGTTCGGGTCCGTGGGGTCACCCAGCGCGGACTGGATCTTGCCCATCGCCTTGGTGATCTCGGGAGCCGACATCCCGGCGGTGTGCATCTTGTCGAGCATCTCGTTGATGGCCTTGACGTTGGCCCCAACGTTCTGGGCCTCGAAGCCCGACGCCTCCTGCACCGCAGCACTGCCCGCGAACATCCGACCAGCTGGACCCTGCTGGCGGATCCGCTGAGCCAGCGTGCCCTGAGTGTCGCTCAGCGCCTGCCCCGAGGTGGACAACGTCTTCGCGATCGCAGCATCTAGGGCGGTTCCGGTTGTGCCCTGAGGGATGTTCAGAGAAGCCCGGATCTTGTCCGCCTGGTCACCCGAGGAGTTCTCGATCAGCCACTTCAGCTGCTGAGCCCGAGGCATCGCCGCCAGCGACTCGGCAGTGACCAGGGTCCCGGCCCGCTCCTGCGCCTGGATCTGAGCCGGCTGCATCCCGGTCTGACCAGTGACCTGGGCGCGGGTCCGGGCCTTGTTGAAGATGTCGTCACCGATGTCCAGACCGAAGGTCTGGTTCAGCTCCTTCAGCATGTCTTCCTGCGAGCGACCGCTGGTCAACGTAGCGCCGAGCATCGAGCTGAGCCCACGCGCCTGCGCCTGGAACTGTCCAGCCGGACCTCGCGCCTGGGCCGCCTGACGCATCTGGGAGGTCATCACCTCGCCGACCAGACCGATGTTGGTCCCGGTGTCCTGGCCGGCGTTGATCTGGCTGTAGAGCCCAGCCAGGCCTCCCCCAGTGGCACCAGCCTGCAGGTCACCCAGGATCTTCTGGGCTCCCTCGACCCCGAACTGGTTGATCAGATCGTCCCGGACCTGACCCACTGCCTCCGGGCTGTTCTTGATCGAGCTCCACCGAGTGCCCAGCAGGGTGGTGGCCTGAGCAGCGGAGAGACCCTTCAGCCCCGCCTCGTTCAGCTTGTAGTCAGGTGCGGTGGCAGCCGCGACGTTCACCTGGCTGAACGAGGTGGCAGCACGCATCGTGCGTGCGGGGCCGCGGGCAGCCCGGAAGATCGCAGCCGACCCGGTGGGTGGAGTGACTCCCGCAGCCTCGGAGTACGCAGCGCCGAACCCGGAGAAGTTCTGCACCTCCTCCCGCTTCGGCAGGAACTTCTGGATCAGCGGGATGGCCAACGGCAGCAGCATCGAGCCGAGCAACGCGATGTTGAGCGGACCCATCGCCGAGGCAGCACCAGCGATCCCACGCCCAGCAGCACCCAGACCAGCGCCGATCCCGCCTCGTGCTGCGCCAGCGAACGCTGCAGCCAGCGAGGCTCCCTCAGCTCGCAGCGCAGCGAAGGTGGTGTTCACCGCAGCCCCGGACTTGGTGATCCCCTCCGCAGCCTTCATCTGGGCGGCAGCGTTGGACAGCACCGCCTTCTCCGCAGTCTCAGCAGCAGCCACCTGCTTCTGGGCCTCAGCGGCCAGCTTCTTGGCCGCCTCCCGCTCCTCGGGAGCTGCACCCCGGGTCGCGTTGAAGGCCGTCATCGTGTCGGTGGCTCGCTGGCGCGCGACGTTGGTGGCGACCACCGCACCTTCTACGTCTGCTCCGCGTCCCATGAAGTGACGGGCGAAGAACTGGGAGCGGTCGGCGGGGTTGGCGTACCGCATCGCATCCAGCTGGGTCCGGAAGGCCTCGCCGCCGAACCGCAGGCCAGCTGCTCCACCACGGGTCCAGATGTTCGGGCCACCGTCGTCAGCACCCAGCCGACCCAGTCCTCGCCAGCCGGCGCGAGCAGTGGACCCGAAGCCCTGGCCCATGTTGTACAGCCCACGCTGAGCCCAGGTGCCACCCTCCGCGATCTGAGCACCGCGACGACCCAGGACGCCGGTGCCCTGGGCCACGAACTCACCAGTCCGGATCCCGTTCGCCATCTCCGGGACGATCTGGGCTCCGCCCTTCCAGCCCTCGAACACACCCAGCATCGGAGAACCACGGAGGACGGTGAAGGCAGCAGCCAGCTTCAGGATCGTCCCGGACAGCAGCAGCAGGGCCCCAGCTGCTGCTGTCACTGGGATCACCACCGCTGCGACCACCTGGAGGAACTTGCCGAGCGGGCCGTCCATCAGGTTCTGGAAGCCAGAGGCCAGCTTCTCCACCTGACGCAGCACCAGGTCGATCCCAGGCCCGAAGGCCTTGCCGAAGGACTCGGCTGTCTGCTGCACGTCCTGGCGCAGCCGAGCCATGGTGTCGGACATGGTCTCGGCGGCCTCAGCGCCCTTGGCGACCGAGTCCGACCCGTAGCCGATGTTCGCCTCGCGCAGGGCGTTCATGGCCCCGCCAGAGGCCTGCACGGTACCGGTGATGGCCCGGGACATCCGGACTCCGTCGAGCCCGAACCGGTTCAGCTCCTGGGCTGCTCGTGGACCGAGCTTGGCGATCTGGTCCAGGAAGCCGGCGACCTGCTCAGCGCCTGAAAGTCCCTTGAACTGCTCGACCGTGATCCCCAGGATGTTCGCGTACTTGTGCAGGTCGGGTGACCCGGTCTGCACCGCCTGGGTGATGTCCTGGGCGACCTTGTTGAAGGCGGTGGCCGCGGAGTACCCGTCCTGACCAGCCTTGACGAACATGTTCGAGAAGCCAGTGACCTGGGTCTGGCTCATCCCCATCGCGCGACCCATGGGCGCGATCTGGGCGGTGAAGTCAGCCAGAGCTGTAGCCGAGGTGTTGCTCTTGGCCGCCAGGTAGGTCAGCTGGTCGGCGTAGTTCTTGGTCTGGGACTGCGGGGTCCCCATGATCTTCTGCAGGTTCAGCAGGCTGTTCGCCAGACCGGTGGAGCTCTCACCCGTCGCCTTGGACATCTGCTCGAAGGTGTCCGAGAGGTCCTTGATCGGGCGGGTCTGGTCGCTCAGCTTGGAGATCTGCTGGGTCAGCGCCGCAGCCTCTTGGGTGGTGGTGCCGTACTCCGACCTCAGGTTCTTCACCGAGGCGGTGTAGTCCTTCATCACCCGGTTCTCTTGCTCACGAGAACGGGTGGTGATCGCAGCCTGGGCCTGCAGTCGAGACATCTGCTTCTCGTAGCTGGCCCAGGCTGCGGTGGCACCGGTGATCACGGCGACGTCGGCGACCGTGATCCCGAGCATCTTCCGGCCAGCGGACTTGGCCAGGTTGTTGATCTTGGTGCCGAGGGTGTCGACGGACTTGGCGAGGTTGTTGGTGGACTGAGCCGACTGGTCCATCGCCTGGTCGTACTGACTGTTGTCTGTAGTCAGTACGACGTTGGCTTCAACCGGCTGAGCCGTCACGCGCTACTCCATCTTCAGCGATCTGCGTTTCTTGGCCTTGATGGCCATCTGCGCGGTCAGCTGCGGGGTGGTCGGGATCAGTTTGACATTGGTCCCCGGGAGTGACGAGCCCTGCGTGTCGCCGAAGATCGACTTCTGGTAGCAACCCTGACAGAACTCATCGACCGCTGTGAACGCGAACTTGTTCTCCTCCCACTCCCATGGCGCTGTGCCACACATGCTGCACCGCAGGTTCTGCTCGAACGCGAAGGCCAGAACCTTCGCTCTGTCCTCTGGATCCCACTTCAGGAACTTCGAGTGCGGGATCGCATGCTCGAAGCAGTAGGACATCTCTAGGTAGAAGTTGCGGTCCTTCCTCAGCCGCTCACGCTGAAAGGGATGTCCAGCCCCCGGTTGTTGAGCTCAACCGCGTTGCGGAACAGCACCATCACGTCCCCGCGCGACCAGTCGTCTGAGTCCCAGATGGCCTTGGCCTCGGAGGGTGACAGCTCGGGCTCCACCGAGCAGGCGGCGATCAGCGCCGGCGCGAAGGTGTCGATGTCGAAGCTGGAGCCCTCCGCGCGCTGCTCCGGCTTCGGCGGGTGCTTGCTCACCAGACGGTCGTACGCCCTCATCCCGATCGCCTGGTACTTCAGAGTGACCTCGTTGGTGCCACCGTTCCCGTCTGAGAGGAACAGCGAGAACTCGGTGACCGAGCGGGGCTTGTTGACGAGCTGATCGAGAGTGGCGCGCTTGGATGCGTTGGACTGCTTCTGGCGAGCCTCGACGGTCTTCGCGGTGGTGTTGGGCATCGGTCGCTTCCTAGGCGGAGGGATGTAGTCGATCCGATGCTATCCCTCCGCCAGGATGTGTCTACGCAGCTACGATCGCAGCCTCAGCCGGCTCGACGTTGACCGAGCACGACGCGGTGAAGGTGAGCACCGTGTTGGAGCTCATGTTCGCCATCGTGCGCGAGGTCACCATCACCGGCCAGACCTCGACCTCGTCGCCGGCGAGCGGGAGGTTGTCAGCACCAGTCCCACCGAACCGGGCGATGATGAAGAACCCACGAGTACCACGCGGGAGGGTCTCCCAGGCGGTGTCTGTGTCGTCGTCTCGGTAGAAGTCCGCGTCGAAGGTCGCTGCCGAGGTGCCAGCAGTGCTGGTCTCGAAGAGGCTGTCGAACGCGGGAGTGGGCACCGTGTTGCCACGCGAGCTGGCGTTCAAGCTGATGCAGAAGCCGGTGAGGTCGATAGCAGCGGCCACCTGCGCAGAAGTGGGTGCCTCGATGTCGGCGATCGAGGCGATGGAGAACCCGATCCAGGTGTTCTCATTCGGGATGATCCGGGCCATCAGTCAGCCTTCCTCGTGGTCGTCTTCTTCGTGGCGGCAGCCTGGGTCTCCAACGGCTTGTCGGTGACCTCAGCAGCTTCTGCCTCACTACTCTCATCATCCGCAACCGTCCAGCCGTTGCGCTCCCAGGCGGCCAGGGACTCCTTCAGGACGAAACCCTCCTGGTCGTCCTTGGTGATCTTGATCTGCTGTGCTCGTGGCATGTTCTATCCCTTCGTGACCCAGACCTCGAACGAGTCTGCTTGTGTGAAGTAGTCCGGATAGGCAGACCCGATCCGGTTGGTGTTGCCGATCGTGGTGCACGTGATCTTCTGGATCCGCCACGGACCTGTGTCGGAGTCCACGTTCTCCCTGACGATGTTCGTCAGGTTCATCCTCATCCGGTCAGCCAGCGCCTCCGTCTGCTTCCTGGAGATGCCGGCGTAGACCACCGAGTAGGACAGTCGCCACTCGGACTGGCTGTCTCCCATGGCTCCTGACGGGGCCTGGAGACTGGCTGCTCCAGGTGACAGGGAGAGCCACGGGGTGAAGGTGGTCCCGGGCTCGTTCGGCTCTCCCTGCCACCCGAACGGGGCAGTCGGCGAAGCGTTGTCGCCCACGGGGAAGCCCTCGGTCACCAGCTCGCCCAGCAGGCGAGTGGTGATCGGTCCTCGTGAGATGGAGCTAGGCATTGTCCTTCAGCACCTTGACGTTGGCTTCTGCTGCCATCGTCCCAAGCGAGTCCACCCATGCCTCAAACGCAGGGCGGACGTACGGCTGTGCTTGGGTCCCTGGGTGGTTCACCTTCTTGGCGTAGACCGTCATCCCGTTCATCTTGAAGACCAGGACGCCACCTGGGTTCCTCGGTCGGATGACGTGCGGCTTCGTCCCGAACTCCACGTAGCCGCCGTACGGAGCGATGTTCTCGTTCGGGCCGATGGTGACCCGGTCGGTCTCGACTCGGATCTGCAGGGAGCCGCGGAGCTTCCCGGTGTCCACCGGGACCAGTGCCTCCATCTCCGCCAGGATCTGGTTGGCGCTCTGGATCAGCACCTGCTGAGTGGTGATCCCGGAGTCGTGAGCGGTCTGCCGGAGCGCCTGCGCCAGCTTGGAGATGTCTGCCTGCCCGATCGCTCCCACTACATGATCCCGGTGACCTCGAACCGGCGCGTGGCCCGGAGCTCTCCGGCCTTGGCCACGGTCTGGATCTCGTAGCGCTTCCCGACCATCTGAGAGTCCTGGGGAGCGGTCAGGATCGTCACCTGGTCGTAGCGCTTGACCTCCTCGGGAGTGTCCCAGGGGATCGAGAGGTTGGTGTTCATCTGGTAGATGTCGGTGTCCCCCACGACCACCGACTGGGCACTGGCTACCTCCCAGATCCTGCAGACGCCCTCGTAGACGACCGTGGCCACACCCTCGGCGGTGTAGATCAGGGTGTCCTCGTCGTAGCCCTCAGGGACTCCTGAGCGCTCGATCCGACAGGTGTACTCCATCACCGCAGTGGCCCGGTTCCGGACCCACTGCCGTGCGTACGCGGAGATCGGGCTAGTGGCCAAGGACTGCTCGCAGGGGTGTGATCGACCGGAGAGCTACTCCAGTCGGGGAGGGGCCGGCACCTACCGCCACCATCCGATGGGTGGCGTTCACTGCTCCTGTCTTCACCTTCATCAGCTTGCCCTTGGGCTTCTTGACCCGCTTCACGGCGAACTTCGAGATCTCGTGCTCCACCCCGAACGCGCTGGTCATGACCCCTCGAACTCCAGCACCTCGTTGAGGACGTCGATGATCTCGTTGAGCTTCTCGGAGTTCTGCTTCTGGTTGGCGTTCTCCGGCAGCTTCTCGATCGGCGGGTGCGGGACCCTCCGGTCTGGGTCAGCTCCGATGTTGGGGACGGTGTCCTGGGTCAGTGCCAGAGCGAGCTTGGCCGACACTCCAGCGCCACGCAGGGCTTCGTACTTCTCCTTGTTGTAGCTCATGGCTCGACGATCTTCTCGGAGTCAGGCACGTTCATGTTCCCGGTGACCGGGATGTCCGGCGGGTAGACCCCACCGAACTCCTGAGCTCCAGCCTCCAGGTTGTCGTGCATGCCCTTGCCGAAGCTGAACGGCTTGGTGTCCGGCTCCAGGCACTCGTTGGGCTCGATCCCGCCGGCAGAGGGGATCGTCCCCACCTTCTCCGCGGCGTACGACTGACGCAGCTGCATGGCCAGCGCGCGGTACTGCTCGCCGACTGGGCCCAGCGAGACACTCACTCCGTCAGCGGAGTAGGACGCCTCACGCGCGTACCTGGCCGCGATCGTGTCCGCCAGGGTGGCCGCGACGTACTCGTAGCTGTTGTAGAGCGGGTACCAGGTGTCGTAGGCGTAGTCGATCTCCTCGTTGGAGAGCAGCCACTCACCCGCGTGGTACGGGTCGGTGTCCTGGATCAGGAACCGCAGGGTGTCGGTCTCGGAGAGGCCTGGGGCTTCGTAGCTGTAGGTAGGCATCAGCGCTTGGGCTCCTTGTTGCTGAGGTACTTGTAGCCCGCTGCGCCGCCTCCTCCCACCAGTGCTGTACCGGTGAGACCGGGTCGGTTCTCCAGGAACGATCCTGTGCCCTTCAGACCCCTACCAGCAGCACCGCCGAGGCCCTTCAGCGAGATGTCAGCCTCACCGATCTTGTGCAGCGCACGCTTCGTCTTCGACGTGCGCGAGGGAGCTCCCTGGCCTGCTGTGCGGACCTGGGCACCCGTGAGTCGTCCAGTGACACCAGTCAGTTTCGGTGGACCCTTGACCTTGCTGATCTCACCGTGGTCGATCCCGAAGGCAGACTCCATCACTGCCGCCTACGGTTCGCGAACATGCCTCCTGCGCCACCAACGCCAGTCGCTGCAGCACCGACACCGAGACCGCCGGTCAGGTTGGGACGCTGGGCAGCGAACCCGCTGACCTTCTTCAGACCACGCCCAGCTCCGATCAGACCAGCCTTCGCCGGCCCAGCCCCGAACTTGTTCGCGGGCACCTTGTTGGCCAGCTGGCCGGTCTTCTTCGCACCCAGCCTGGCTGCTCCGCCGACCATCCCGCCGACGCTGCCCAGACCGAACTTCGCGATCTCCTCCGGACCGTGGTCGATCCCGAATGCGCTCTCCATCACTCGTCTCCCAGGATTCCCTTGCGCCCGCGCCCAGCACGCTCCATCGCCAGGATCTCGTCCTTCTGCTCCGGGTGCTCAGCGATGTACTCGTTGACCGCGTCTACGTTGTGCTCAGCCGGGTCGTAGGTCTCCTCCAGGCTCTCCGGAGGCTCAGGATCAGACTCTTCAGCAGAATCTTCAGTAGGAGCCAGGACATCGGTTCCCTCCCCCTCCGGCTCAGGAGTGAGCTCAGGGTTGGTGAGCACGTTGAGGTCCACCTGGGTGTCCGGCTCAGCAGGCCAGACCAGCTGCACCCGGTCCCGGTTCAGGTACTCCTCGGCCTCTTCGCGAGTCCGGACGTGGGTGTGCCAGTGTCGGGGCTTCAGGTGACCCTCTTCGAGGACCGGGAGCACGAACCGCGCACGCACCAGGGTCTCGATGTTCCGCGCAGCCTCCTGCGGGAACTCCTGGCCCATCACGTACTCCTCGCCGGCGTAGACGAAGTTCTTGGCCGCGACGAAGGAGATCCCGTCGTTCTTCAGCAGCTGAGGCATGTGTGCTCCTAACCAGAGACGGGCCGCGGGCCGAAACCCACAGCCCGTCTCAGAGTAGATCCGACTACGCCACCGCGTTGGCCATGAAGATGCCCATGTCCTTGGCGACGACCCGCATGTCGTAGGTCATCTCGCCCTCGATGCGGTCCGCCGCGATCGGCTCCATCCGGAAGTTCTTCATCCGGATCCCGTAGCTGTTGCCAGCCAGGTACCCGTTCCAGGTGAAGGTGTAACCACCAGCAGGCGTCATCAGAGACGGCGAGCTGGGGGTGTAGACCAACAGCGCCGACTTGGAGTTGGACATGAAGCTGTAGGTCGCCGCAGCGTCCTGCGCCTTCGCGTCGTTCAGCTCGGCCACACCAGTCACCGTCGCGTAGCTGACCAGGATCCGCTCGACGTCGAAGAGCGACGCGAGGAGGTCGGTGGTCACGACACCACGCTGGGTGTACTTGATCCGGTCGATGATGTCCGGGTGGTTCTTCAGCTGGGTGATCGTCCGAGCACCGAGGACCAGCGTGTTGGCCTTGCGGCCTGACTGCTCCACGAAGTTCGTCTGCAGGTCTGCGAACTGCACGATCGGGTCCGAGGCCGGGTCACTCCACTGCAGGAACTGCCCTGCGGTGGGGGTGCCGGTCACACCGGTGAGGTCAGTGCCCCACTGCCCGGTGGTGAAGAACTTCGCGTTCCAGTCCAGGTCCCGGCGGAGCAGGAGCTGGTTGGTGACGAACGTGGTCGCGTCCGAGTCGAGCCGCCAGTTGCTGTCGGCGTTCGCGCGGACCTGGTCGTCGATGTCCTTGTGGACACCCCAGACCTCGCAGAAGTACTGCCCCGTGTCGACCTTCCAGCCGACTCCAGCCGTCTCGGT